TTTCTTCGCAAAATCCGTAAGAGCCGTCTTCAAGGCGGCGTAGCGCGGCATCGATCTTGGCGATCAGCTTGCGCTGGCGGTCGCGGGTGCGCAGTTCGAGCTGACGTTCGGCCTCGGTGGAGGCACGATCGGCCAGATCGGCGAAAGGCGTGGTTTCAGTTTGCAGATTCTGGATGGTTTCGCGGCTTTCGCGTAAAATCTCGTCTTTCCAACGGGCCAGTTTGCGCCGAAAATATTCGCGCTGCCTTTCATTCATGAAGGGCTCACTCTCCGACGGTCTGTAGCCGGCGGGAAGTTCGATTCCCATGCAGACTCCTTGGCGTGCCACATTCGCGAGGCCGGGGTTATAGCGGCGCGGGGCGGCGCCTTCAATCCCATTGCGGCACGCCGGGCCCGCGGGGAAATTCGCATATTCCCAAAGGCTTAATTTGGCGCTGCCATGCCGCGCCCGGGCCGCTCTCCGAGCAGGACCTGCCGGGGTGCGGCGGCAGTGCGCAAACGCACCGGAATGGGCGGGCGTCAACACGCCGAAATGCGTTTATGCCGCCATGGGTTAAGGGGCGGCGGCCCCGGTAGAAATCGCGCGCCAAACGGGCCGGTTTTGGGATGGACAGGCCATCCGCCATGGCCTATACCCCCGCGCTCCACGCAGGCAGACGATTTCGCGTGGAACCCATGACGCGGGGTGGAGCAGCCCGGTAGCTCGTCAGGCTCATAACCTGAAGGTCGTTGGTTCAAATCCAACCCCCGCAACCAAAATCCCCCGCCTTATCAGCGGCATACGAACAAGCCCCGGCCACCGCGCCGGGGCTTTTCTTTTTACCTCAACGCCACCTCAACATTTTACCCGGCCGCGCGCCGCTTCCGCTTCGTGGCAGCGGCCACGGTGGGATCCAGTGGAGCCGCCCCTCGCTCGAACAGCTGAAACAGATGCTCGACGCGCTCCCGCTCGAAGCGGAAGCTTGAACGCCGATAGAGCCGATCGACCGCCTTATCGAGAGCTTCGTGGGCTTTCCGAAGAACAGGCGGCATGGCGTCAGGATCATAGAGATCCTCAAGGGTCGAAGTAGGGAAGCCGGCTCGGGCATCGAGCACCGCCTGGGCCAACGTCTCAACTTCTTTCTCCTTTGCGGGCGTCATCTCAGGCCAAGGAAACGAGTTGTAGACGGCGGGAGAGTAGCTATATCGGCTTTCTAAGCGGCCAGCGACAGTCCGCATCCAGCCCATATGCATCGCCGAGGTGAGAATGCCGAAATACAAGAGCGGCGCAGCAACGATGATCTGCAGCTTGTTTGAAGCGATGACCTCGGGCCCCAACACTGCCATCGGGATATACTCCCGCGTCTCCGACGACACCTCGGGCACCGCGAGATAAGGCCCGGACGGTTGCCGATCCTGAGTGAACAGCGTCGGATATTTTGCGTAGGCCTGAACGCTTGGCGTCGGGCTCAATAGGCGCCCAGCACGGACGCGATCCAGGCGCTCCTGAACAGCCGCTGACCGCCGAATCTCGGCAGGGTCCGCGTCCTTCAGCCAAAGGCACCACCGCCACTCCCCCGAAATGAGCTCGTCACCCCCGACATACGGCCGAAGCCATTTTGCAGCGCTTGGATCCCTGGCCAGAAGGTCCGCCTTGTTCTCGTCGTCGAGGATCAGGTTGCTGTGGGTGATATAACCACCTTCCGGCCGTCGCAGCCGCGCGCCGTCCGTGGGCTGGCTTCCCTTGTGCATACGGAGCCGACCATGTGGCGGCCGAGAGCGGGCCGGCACGGAGTACTGCGGTCCGTCAATCAGATACCCGTTGATGCGCATGACCTTCGAGGCGTGAGGATCCCCGCGAACGTGGTCGTATTCGAAGATCGTCCGGCTCTTCGGATCTCCCCAAGTCATACCGACGATCACGCAATGGACTGCGGCCTTGCCGCGCGCCTCGCTGTTCCACTGAAAGGTCCGGTGAGCGAAATGGATCGACACGCCCATGCCGAACAGATGAGGCCATAGGATGCCGCACTGCTCGCCTTGAGTGATGGAGTTGGTCGAGACGAGCGCGATGTCGATCGCCTTGTTGGCAGCGCTGTACTCCACCGCCTTCTTGAACCAGCAGGTGACATAGTCGAGGCGATTGACCTGCCCCTGCCGTCCCCAAGTGCGAGCCATGTCGACCTGCTGCCCGACCGTCCGGTACTGGTGGCCGCGAAAGGGTGGATTGCCAAAAAGGAAGGTGCACTCTGAAGGCGGCAGAACCTCCGACCAATCGATCTCGAGCGCGTTGCCGACGACGATGTGGGGTGACTTTCTGAGGGGGATGCGAACGTAGTAGGGGCCGAACTCCAAGCTGAGCCGGTTGTTCATCATGTGGTCCATCATCCACATGGCGGTCTCGGCGATGCGGGCCGGGAACTCTCCTATCTCGATGCCGTAGAACTGGTCGACGTTGATGCGCGAGAGATCGGAGGCATCCAGCAGACCCATGAATTCACCGTGCGCATCCCGCTGATAGTCGATCAGCTCACGCACGACCTCAATCTCCAGGAGCCGAAGCTCGCGGTAGGCGATAATCAGGAAGTTGCCGCACCCGCAGGCCGGATCGAAGAATCGCATCTGGCCCAGACGGTCGCGAAACCGCTCCAGATCGGCGCGGCGCCGGTTATCGCGGCGCCCCTTGATGTGCTCAAACTCATCCCGAAGCGCATCAAGGAAGAGCGGCTGGATCACCTTAAGAATGTTAGTTTCGTTGGTGTAGTGAGCACCCTGCTCGCGGCGCTCACCGCGGTCCATCACCGACTGGAAAAGCGAGCCAAAAATAGCCGGCGAGATTTCCGACCAGTCAAACCGACACGCCGCCAAAAGGCGCTCGCGCATCTCACTGTTGAAGGAAGGAAGCCGGAGGCTCTCCTTGAACAGATCGCCGTTCACATAAGGAAACTGCTGCAGATCCTCGTCCAGCGTCCGTGCGCGCTTATCATCCGGCGTGTCGAGGGTCTGGAACAGCGCAGCGAGCCAACCGCCGAGATCGGAGCCGTCCTCACGCGTTCGGCTTTCCAGGAACTCCTCGAACACGCCCCGCGGCTCAAAGATGCCGGTGTCGTCCGCAAAGAGGCAGAACACGATGCGAACCAGAAACCGCTCAAGGTCATGCCCGACATATCCCGAATCTTCGAGCGCGTCGTGCAGCGCGCCAACGAGTTCCGAGGCCTTGATGTTGACGGGGTCTTGATCCTTGAAGGTCGCCTTTTGGACACCAGTGATAAACCCGAGCTTATGGACGTGCTTATGAAGATCGGCGAGGCTGAACTTCAGCTCTTCGCCTTCGTCCAGGTCATAGAGTTCAAATGTCTGGAAGTCGCTCAGAAGGATGTAGCGCGGCAATGAGCTGTTGCTGAGACCGGGGAAGTAGTCGAGAGCCTGCGTTTTGGCCTTCTTCAGATCCCGGCCGGCGCTCTTTTGCTCAACAAGCAACACACCTTTCCAGAACAAATCGATGAAGCCCCGCTTGTCGCCGAGGTTCTTGACCGGTTCCTCAAAAGAGGCAACGCGGCGGACCGGGACACCAAAGACCTCGAAGAAGTCTCGATAGAATAGCTGGGTCTCCCCCTTCTCATAACCTTGCCCCGCCCATTCGCGGGAAAAAGAAGCAGCACGTGATCGAATCTCATTCCAAGAAAGACGCATAGACAGGCCCCCATTTGCTTCACGGTGTATCCGCTCGGGGGCGCCCCGTCGAGTTATGCGTCACGCCGCGCCATCATTGCCTGCGCAGCTCGATCTCGATCCGCTCGAGTGCAGCGACGGTCGGCCCATAGACATAGGCGAACTTGCCAAGCGCGCGGTTTTGCAGATCCCGGTAGAAGCCGAGCCATCGGCCCAGGTCCGCGATCGGGAACTCGCCCGTCCATCCACCACGCCGCATGTGAACCGTGGACCCGTCCTGGGACAGCCATGCCTCCGGCGACGGCACTGGCGGCATGCCCTAGACCACCAGGCCGATGAAGAAACCGGCGGCGATGCCCGCCCAGAACAGAACCGCCCCCAACAAACACAAAATGACGCCGGCGCCCTCGGGAAGGCGGCCGGCGTCATCATCGGAGCACTCGTCGTCGTGGTCTGTCATAGCCCCTCTCCATTGTTACGGAGCCGAGCAAACCATGCGGCGCAGTGCGGCGGGGAGGCGCGCGCTGGCGCGGCCAAGTTGCATTTGGTGCCGGGACGCGGCTAATGCTGCCTACGGAGGATTTCTCGATGGGATATTGGGAGCAGATCGGCGTAGCGAACCGGCGGCACCAGGAGCGCCGGGCGGGCATGGACCCGCGGCGGAGATGGATCCAGGACGCGGTGAGCAAAACGGCCATGATCGTGGCAGCGGTCGCCATTTGGGCCATCATCCTCGGTCCGGTGCTCATTCCGCTTTTCCGCTAACGTCCGAGGCAAGCGTCCAGCATCTGGTAGTGTCGCTCGAGCGCCACCGCCCAGCGATCAATAACCGGATCACCGGCACCCTGCAGCGCCGCCACCGCAGCCCGGGGCGGCGAAGGAAGATCCGGGCAGTCACTCGTCACGTGCACGGTCGTGCAGCCGGCCATAGGCATCGCCAGGATCAAGAGGACGATCCGCAATTTCATCGTAACGCTCCTTGAGTTGATCGCGGCGGGCTTGGTCCCGGCGCTCGATTTCATCGCGACCATGCCGCCGGCCCTTGGCATAGACGCCCCAGCCGAGCCCGAGCGTGACCACCGCCAAGGCGAGCCGCCATCCACCGATACGCCAGGCGGCCGCCACCACCGCGATGCCGAGCACCAGCCACCAGTGCTCGAGCAGCCACCACAGCGCGCCGATCATGCCGGGTCCGCCTGTTTGCGGGCGATGACGAAGCGCCAGACCAGCACCCCGATCAGGACCACCGCGCCGATCTGCAAGATCGGCTGGTCCGCGATGGCACCGATAAGGCCCGAGGCGGCCGCGCCGATGCCCGCGAGCCCGCCGGGATCCTTGACGATGGCGTCGATGGCGCTCGGCTCCTTGGGAGGCTGGGCGGCAACCGTGTTGGACGAAGCGAAGCCGCCACGCGCCCATAGGCCGGCTTCGGAGGCACGCCGGTTGATCAGCCCCTCCATGACCTTGCCATCATTGAACTTCCAGCGCGCCAGCTGGGCTGGCACCGCGTCGTACTGCCCCGCATTGAGTTTGCGCAGCAGCGTCGAGTCCGCGAAGGCCTGATCCCCGATATTGTAGGTGAACGACACCAGCGCACCGTGCTGGTTGTCGGTCAGCTCGACCTTCACCAGCCGCTCGACCACCGCCGAGACGCGGAGTAACTCGCGCTCGATCCAGGCCGCCGCGGAGGCCTCGTTGATCGTGTCGCCCTGACGCACCGCCCGACCGTTGATGCGGGTCTGGCCGTAACCGATGGTCCAGGGAGTGCCGTCACGCGAACCGGGGTCCGGATAGGCTTCCGAACGAAAGCCCTCGAGCTGCTTGATGTGGGCGATGACCTCCTGCGAGAGCTCACGCGTCATTGCGACCTCCTTTGCCGTTGAAAAAGAAAAAGCCGCCCGGAGGCGGCTTGGTAGGATTGGGGGATGCGGCGCGGCTTAGGGGAACAGCGCCGGCAGCAAGAACCAGAGCACGATGAAGATCAGGAACCCGATGCGGATCGTGTGCATGGCGTCACGGTCCGGCGAGCATTTCGGGCGGCGCAAAATCCGATGCTCATTTTCCATCCGCACTCTCCTCGACTTTCTTGTCGATGAAGCGCTCGATCAGCGTCACGGCGATTAACCCGACAAGAAATGATGCGGCACAAAGCGTGCCCAGCGCGCCGGACATTTCCTCGGGCAGGTCACCAATCCATGGCCGGAGCAGTAGAGGGGCCAATACCCCAACCCCGAAACTGGTTCCCGAACCGATGAAAACGACGCGAAGCCCTTCCTTCCAGCCCGTCTTGAGCGTGGCGGATCGGACCGCGCCACCCAGCGCGCCGAAAAACGCAAGCAACGCGCCGCGCTCGTTGAAGATCTCCCAAAACAGGCGCGGCCCATCGCTCACAGCATGCCCTCTTTTTTCTTTTAGCCTTTTCAGATTCTGTCTGGGCCGGCCAGATCACGAACCCGGTGCGGCAAAGGTCAGATGCTGGATGGCGATGCGCACCGCCCCGCCGGTGAAGTCGCTGCCAACGGCGGTCAGACGCACCGGCGTGTCGCTGTAGTAGGCGGTCGGGCCGATGATGCCGATGTTCGTGCTCCCGGCCGCGATGCCCAGCGACCCGCCGAATTTGCTCGCCTCGCCCGAGACGCCACAATCGTAGGACGTGGCGCCGGTGACGGCGGTCACGGTCCGGCAGGACACCGCCAGGACGATAGACCGCGCCGGGATGACGATCGACGAGTCGACGGTTGGCCCGGAGAGGCCGGAGAGCAGCTCCTCGGAGGTGGCAAGGCCGATGCTCGAGCCGGCGGAGCCTTGCGCCAGCGTGACGCTCGGAGCCGGCGTAAAGCCGCCACCGCCGCCGACCGCCACCCAGCTGGCGCCGGTGCGGACAACGAGCACAACCTCATCCTCGACCCACGCCACCCATCCGGTGCGCGCGAACAGACGCCACCAGGCACCATCGGCATAGAGAGCGACGTCACCGTCCCAGCCACTCCACATGCCGGTCGCGCCAGCGGCGACGATATAGCGGGAGCCCTCGACCGGGGATCCCGGCGGCGCGGTCAGGCCCCGATCCTTGACCGAAAGCTGCACCATCCCATCGAGCAGGCGCAGCGCCTCATTGTGGGTGACGTGCTTCTGCGCCTGGCTGGCCTCGATATAGGGCAGGAGCAGGTTGATCGTATCGGCCATGGAGAACCCCTTAGAATTGAAGCGTGACGGTGCGCTCGATCCCACGCCCGAGCAGGGCGGAGAGCTGCGCGATGCGAATGGTCAGCGTGGAGCCGGGGCCGAGTTGCGCGCCCCAATCCGCGATCTGCTGGGCGCTCGTGTAGACGGCACTCGGCGCGCCGGTTTCGAGCGTCCGCAACACGGTCGCGCCATTGAGGATATCGACCTCGTAGGCTTCGACATCTTCACCGAGCGGGACGTCGACCGTCGCCCAGCTATCAGCGGCCAGATCCCGGCTCCGCCTCGTCCAGCGGATCGTGTAGTCGCCCGGAACCCGTCCATGCCGATAAGGCTGCTCGACATGGGCCACCGCGAACGGCAGCAAGCCCCGGCCGATCGGCGTGAACTCATCTGCGATATAGGACGCGTCCGTGTATGGCAGGCCGGCCGGCCCGACGAGCCAGTTATAGGTCCGGTCAATGTCGTTCAGAGAGATCGGTACCCGCGAGAGGCTCGAATCCAGAACAACGAACTTCGCACCGGCCGGAACCGTTGCGACCATCTGATCCTCGGTGCCACGGAGGCCACGAAGGAGCCGAGTCAGCCGATAGCGATTGGCCCCGATCAACTCGACCTCGCCGGCCTGCACGATCTCCCAGACGTCCGGTGCCGTTTCCACCGCGAAGGCATTAGCGCCATCGAAAAGCGAAATGTCGGTAACGCTCTGGAGCGTACCCGTGGGGAGATTGATCACGAGCGCGTTACCCATGTCGAAGCGCGACGTGGGGCCGGAATGGAAACCCTCGACGGTGGTGCCGAACTGCGCGCGGCTCGAGAAACTCGACAAGCGCAGAAAGTCGTCGAGGGTCGGGCTGTAGTAGATGGCCATCGAGCCCGGCCAGGGATTTGCATACGCACCGATCAACGGCTGGTGCGCATCCTCGAGCACCGAGATCTGCGGCAGGTCGAGGAAAACCACCTGCGGCTCGCCGAACAGGATCGTGCGCGCCACCGCGGCGGCCCGGTCGCCGCCCGGCGGAAGATCATAAACCTCCCGGTCCTGCATGATGGCCGTAAGCGCCCGGTCCGCCCCGTCATTTGTGGTCAGGAGACGAAGATCATAGAGCCGCCCGTCATGCTGGATCGCCAGCACATCGGACGGATCAAGCCCGAGGCGCGACGGCGGAAGCCGGAAGCTCGCGCCCTCACGGCCGACCCATATCTCCTGCAGCGTGCGCCGGACGCGGCGCTCCGCTTCCTCGGGCGGCACTGCAACCGGAAAGGCAGTAGAGGTGATGCGCGAGGCCTCGACGGTTATGCGTCGCGCTTCGACTGTGGCCGTGTCGTATTCTTCATCGGCCCGGGCAATCGACCACTTGATGGCCTGCGGCAGCTCGGTCTCCTGACCGCGCTCGAACTCGATCACGTCGCCATTGCCGTCCTGCTGCACCAGATCGTCGAGCGAAAGCGTAGCCGCCGGCGCGCGACCGCGCATGCGGAACATGATCCGACCCTCGCTCTCCACCGCATCGAAGCCGAAGTGCTGAGCCAGCGTGGCGATCGATGCGCGCGGCGATTCCAGAGCGCCGATGACATAACCCTCAAGCCCACCCCACATCTGACGAACGTCGACGAACTCGGGTGTCAGCCCCGCCCGGCCGCAGAGATATCGGACCAGCGCCGCCAGCGAGACGGAACCCAGCCGGCCATTAAGCCAATGCCCGAGCCGCCAATTCTCACCGTCCGACCAGACGTCGTCCAAGGCGGGAAACCATGGATAAGGCCGGGCATCCCACGTCCAGGCCGCACACTCGTCAACGTCGATCATCCGCCCCGAATAGACGGCCGAAGCCGGATTATTGGCGTTGTCACGCCAATAGGTCAGCACGGCCTCGAGGTATGCCCTCTGGATGGTGTCATCTCGCCAGCCCCGCGAGAAATACGGCGCGAAGGATTCCGAGGATTTCGGATCATAGAACGTGTTGGGCTGGTTTGTGCCACGGTCAACCGCCGGACAGCCGAACTCGGTGAAGCGGATGGGCTTGCTCTCGGGCACCCATGCGGTCGGCGCTCCGCTCTCGGTCCCGCCCGACCGGTTATAGTGCTGGTTTGACCACCAGGACCGAAGATCCTTGTAACGGAACACCCACGGCTTGCCCGCACCGCCATCGGTGATGGGAGTGCGGATTTGCGAAGCCCTCGCGCCGGCCGAGGCATAGTACCAATCAAAGCCCTCGCCGCCCTCGATGTTGGATTGCAGGTATTCGCGCTCATAGATCGAGGCGAACTCCCCGGCGTCGACGTGATCAAACCCATCGCGCCAGTCCGAGAGCGGCATGTAGTTGTCGATACCAACGAAGTCGACATTCGGCGCTGCCCAGAGCGCGTCGAGGTTGAAATAGACGTCTCCCGAGCCATCGCCGGGATGGTGCCCGAAATACTCGGACCAGTCCGCCGCATAACTGATCTTCGTGCCCGCGCCGAGGATGGCACGGCAATCGTTAGCCAGCGTCACCATCAGGCCTACGGCCGGATAGTCGCTGGCCGAACTCCGTACCTGGGTGAGGCCACGCAACTCCGAACCAATCAGGAAGGCGTCGACTCCGCCGGCGGCCGCGCACAATTGCGCATAGTGCAGGACCATCCGACGATAGCCCCAGGTTCCGTTAAAGAACGCGGCGACCTGCGTAGCCGCATCCCCGGTTTTGTCCACGCTCCCGGCATATCCCGCCGCCGGCGAACAGGTGATGCGCCCGCGCCAGGGAAAGACGGGCTGGCCGTTCGTTCCCGCATTGTCACTGTAGGGATCAGGCAAGCCATTTTCTGATGGGATATCCATCATGAGGAAAGGATAGAGCGTCAGGCGCAGGCCGCGCGCCTTGCACTCCTGAATGGCCTGGGTGACGGAAAAATCTGAAGGCGTACCGCCGAAGGCCGGCCGCCCGTCCAACTGGCTGACCACCTGCGCCGAACCGCGCGAAATACCATCCACCGACCATGCGCGGCTGTTATCCTTGCTGGCGATCTCGACCTTCGGCCGGATTTGGCAATTTCCCGCACGCAAATCGCTGCCGAACCACGACACGACGAGCGACACGCTCTCGATGCCCGGACAGGACGCCTGCAGGCGATCGAGCGACACCCGAAAATCCGCAGTCGTTGACACGGCCAGGACGTTCTCGGATGCCGTAGTTCCACCGCCAGCCTTTCGAGTGACCTTCTCGGTGGCATATACGAACTCGCCGGTGCCCGGGATGATGGTCACCGCCTTTGTTGCGCCCTCGGCGGTATCCGCCTCGTCGAGCGCTCGAAACACCTCGACGTTGAGCTGCGGAATGCGGTTCCCGAACCGCTCGAGCAGGATATCCTCGAACACGAGGTAGGCGGTGCCGCGATATCCCGGCGTCTCGTTCCCGGTGCGCGCCGCGATGTAGGGATCCGGCGCCTGGCTTTCGTCGCCCGCATACCACCGCCAGTCGACCCCCTCGAGGTTCATCAACTCGCCATCCGCCCAGATGCGGCCGATGCCGGAAATCGGGCCCTCGCAGAGCGCTACCGCGAACGAGCAGTAGTAGAGGTATGTGGTGGTGATGATCTCGGGCGACGATCCACCGCCGATCCCGCCCTTGCCGCCACCGCCCTGGCGATCCTCGACGACCTCTTCCCGGAAGTCCGTCGCCCAGACCACGTTCCCGCCGACGCGCATGCGCCCGAACACTTGCGGGATCACTGCGCCCTCGGTCGCCCCGGTGATGCGGGCTGTTTCGAGGCGCGCGCCCTCGATGCGCTGGGCAGGAGGCGCCGGCGTGAACAGGCTGACAAGATAGCTATCGACGGCGGTGCCGATTGCGGTGCCGACCGCGCCACCGATGGCGGCGGCCGAGACGCCAAGAATAGCGCCGCCAATGGAGCCACCGATGGCCGTGCCAACAATGCCCAATGCGATAGAAGCCATGGTTCAGATGGTCTTTCTCAAAGCGTCCCGCTGCTGCGGATAAAGGAAGGCGAACGTGATGCGCCGGCGCCAGGCGTCGGTGAGCGGTTCCTCGATCACACCGAGGCTGTGGTAGGAATGAACGAAGGCGCCCTCGTCGGTCAGGATCCCGCAGTGCTTGGCGATCGCCGATTCCCTCATCCGGAATAACACCACCGCGCCCGGCCTAATTTCAGCGAGAGGGATCGGTACCATGTAGGCCGCCAGCCCTTCGGCCAGCACCTCCCGCGCGCCGACCTCGCCCCAATCCCGGGAGTACCGTGGAACTTTGACCGGCTCCGGCCCGATCAACTCGCGCCAGACGCCCCGCGCCAGCCCGAGGCAATCGCAACCGATTCCCTTTCGGCTGGCCTGGTCGTGATATGGCGTGCCCAGCCAGCCCCGCGCGGTTTCGATGACGCGAGCGCTCGACATAGCCCGCCGGCTCACAGAACCTCTCCCGAGTTGCGGCCGCTTTTGGTCGCGTAGCGGATCAGCGCGTCCTGGCCCGGGATGTGCGGGAAGCCCCGGAAATTTGCCATATTCGCGAACTTGGCCCGGCAAGTGCCGGTGCGCTTATCGCACCCGGCGCGGACCACGAAGGCATCACCGATGGCGATGGCGCGGACCGGCTTCTCGAGCAGACTGATCGTCACGATGCCGCCGACCTTGGAGTGAAGCATCACCTCTGCCCGCCGGTCATTGTTTTCGCCGCTCGCCCACTCGAGAGAGCCGAACGCAAACCAGCCATCATCAAAGGCGTCGATCCCCGAGACAACGAAGGCGCGGTCCCGCAGGACACTCGTCACCGATCCGGTGCCCTTGAAGGCAGAGGCCTCGAGGTTGACCTTGCAGCGGCCGTCGCCGAGCTCCGCATCGCAAGTCGCCATGTATGCGCGACCGACTGTCTGCTGCAGGATATGCGCCATGGAGCGCACCTCGGCGACGAAGATCATGCGGCCGCGCCGGACCTGCCCGATGTTGCCGCGCCGCAGGAGAACCCGCTCGGCGGTGCTCTGCCAGTTGACCCGCCAGACCTCGACGATCGCATTATCCCACCGCCCATCGAGGATATCCGTCTCGGTGATGCGGTCGGAAGAAACGACCCCTTCGGCGTCCTGGCTGTCGACGGCAAGATCGGACCCAGCGCGGACCTCGGACGCGATGAGGCCCGACTCCGGCTCGAAGTCGGTGCCATCGAATACCAGCGTCACGTCATGGTCAGTGAAGCCGAACACCTCGCCGTCCGAGCGCGTGATGCGCCAGCACCAGGCAAGCGTCGTCGCCCCGCTGGCCAGATGGCCAGCGAGACCGCCGTCAAATTGCTTCATGGGAACTCCCGCGGCGCCCGGCGCCTAACCGTAATTCGTCACCAAGGTGAAGGTATTCGGGTTGATGATCGAAAGATCGCCGCTCCGATTCCGATAGATTTTCCCTCTCATCGTTGGAGCGTTCACAAAGCGGAGGTGCGCATACCCGGGGTCCAATGCACCACGGACTTTGCAGTCCTCAAACACCAGATCGTCAATGGTGCCTCCCTCGAGCCAGAACAAATGGGTGGTCGCGCCGGGCTGCGGCAGGAACAGGCAGTCGCGAGCAACCACGTTCTTGAAGCCGTCCATGTAGAACATGGCCGTCCGACCGTGCTGGAAGGCGCCCTTGAGGTAGAGGAAGCAATTGGTCGCCCAGATGCCGTATTCCGGGTTTGCAGACGGGTGATTGCCCGACAACTGCACCCCGGTCCCCTCGACGTACAGATGGATGGGCTGCGCCTCCGAGACACCAATCACCCTGATCAGAGAGTTGACGGTGGATCCGTCTCCAACGTCATTGCCGTTGCTGGTGAGGTTCTTGATCCACACGTTGTAGAGATCGCGAGCACCCTGCACGCCGACGCCCGTAAAGATGGGATGCGAGCCCACCTGACGGGCAATGTGGATGCCACCCTGGCAGCGGTTGATCTCGCAGTCCTCGATGATCACATTCCGCGCGCTACCCCGGATCGCGTAGCCGCCCATGACGTTCTGGAAGAAGCACGAGCGCACCACGATCTGGTCGATGCCGAACTTCTCGGTCTCGTCGAAGTCCAGCGCCTGGCTGTCCGACACGCCCTCGAACCGGCACCGCTCGATGACGCCGGGGCCGAACCAGTTACAGGCCGTCTTGATGTGCTGGCCAAAGATGGAGTCGCGCAGATACGACCCCTTGCCGATGTTGTAGGCCACGATCGACGAGCTGCTCCACTGCGAGGCCGGGGCATTCGATTTGTTCTTGCTGAACTCGCAGCGCTCGATTTCCAGCTTCGTGGCGAGGAAGGGATTGGAGCCGGTATACTGCACGGTCAGGATTTCGCCCGGAGACGCGCCGAAGAAGCTGTCGTGCGCATAGACCCGGCGCGCATCCGTAATCTGCACTTCCCCGTCCATATAATCGAAGATATTCGAGAAAACCGTGTTGTCCCGATTGGCCCCGTTTACCACCCGGACGTGATCGAATTCGATCAGGGCACCGCCATTGAGCCAGAGCAGCGGGTGCCCGCCGGCACCGGACGGATTGCTGCCATTGTTCTGCCCGTCGATCACCAGATTGCGGAACGTCAGCGAAACATTGTTCGCCTTGCTCGTTTTCAGGATCGTCGCGCAGGTGCTGGCATAGACGCCGTTGAAGTCCGCGACGAGCGCCGCTCCGCCCAGGTCGAGCAAGAGGCTCTGAGTGAGCTCGGCATCCACGAGCTTGAACCGGCGCGTTGCGTCGGTGCAGATGATCTTGCCGTGCCCCTGCGCCCAGGCTTCCGCGCAGGCCATCAGGAACATTCCTGTTTCGTCTGATCCATCGCCCTTTAGGCCGAAGGCGACGAGATCGACGCCCTGCACCGCCACGACCGGGTCGTCCGGATCCACAGGATCAACCGGATCAACAGGCGTAGTGCCGAGCAGGGCTGCTTCGAATGCTCTGTAATTCCGCATCTTAATCATCCGTCTCGTACATCATGGTGCCGTAGAGGCCGCCGGCCTTCACTTCAGACTGCGTCAGGATGGCGTTGTTTCCAGCGGTGCTGGACGACGCATAGAAGGTCACGTCCCCGGCGAGCAGGAAGCCATACACGCCGCCATTTTCGGTGGCAGGCAGATCGAAGCAATTTTGATAGGGAACCTGCATGGCAACACGCCTCCCGGTGGAGGTCATCGCCGCGAACGGCAGGCTGGCGCCGTCCAGCGTCAGCACGCCATCCATGCCGCCAAGAGTGACGATTCCCACGTACATGGTGACAAACACCAACCGGCCAGTTTTTACGTAAAACCCGTTTTGCGCGGAGAAGGTAGGAGCGCCCGGTGTCGTTCCGCCCTTAAGAGCCGGCGTCCACGCCCCGCTGCTCTGGGAGACGTAGCGCGTCCCGCCCGCCGTCACACCATCATGCAATCGCAGCTCATCGCGCTCGGTGTCGACGGTGATCTCACCAATCGCCCCGATGTATGCGCCGTTCTCCGCCGTGGTTCCCCGTCGAAAGCGAAGTTGATCCGCCATTTTACTGCTCCGTCTCGTAGGTCATTGTTGCGTAGAAAGCCCCGGCCTCGCCCAAATGCGCATCGGTGATGGGGACGTTCCCGGTTGTATTGGTGGCCGTATAGAGCCGGATGTTCCCCCCGATATTCAGGCCCTTAATATTTCTCTCATTCTCTCCGAGCAGGAAGTTCGACCAATACGGGACAATCAGCCCCTGCCGCCTGGCTGCGTCTGTCAAAGACGCAAATGGCAGGCAACTACCGGGGATCATGATTGGTCCCGATATGCCACCCTTGGCACTCCAAGCCAGATAGAGGCTGACGAAAACCAGCCGGCCCATTTTCACGTAGTAGCCAGACTGCGCGGCATATGTGGGCGATCCTGGTGTCGACGCGCCGGCCAGTATCGGGGTCCACGACCCGCTGGACTGACCAGGGATCGTCGCGCCGCCCTCGGTTTCGCTATCATGCAGACGCAATTCCATGCGCTGCGTATCCACGGTCAACTCGCCCGCCAGCCCCAGGAAGGCGTCGTTAAGGGCGGTCGAGTGACGGCGCAGCTTCAGCTGTTTCCCGTCTGCAACGGTGCCCAGATCGATCACGTCTCCGGGACCGTACGCTAGGTCGACCTCATAGCGCGGGCTGTTCTCGATAAGGAACGGCGCCGTCGCCGACAGACCGCCAAAATCGTGCCCGCCGGCCAAAAGCGCTTGAGCATCAAAGTGAGGCAGAGCGGCCAAACCGAGCGCGGCCCTCCCGCTGGACAGATCCGCGCTGGCGAGCAACTCCAAGCCCGTGGCCCCGTAGAGCGACGGAGAAAGCTGGGCGAGCCCAACGCTCCCTTCAGCTGCGGTCACGCCCGACATCCAGAGAGCCCAATCCAGGCCGGGAGCCGGCGTCACGTTCGTGCTGGGCCGCAACGCGAGCCAAAGCGATCCGCCGCTGATAACGACTTGCCCAGCCGTATAGCTGGTCCCGCTGTCCCAAGTGCCGGCAAAAAACTCGATCGCGCGTTGCGCCCACCACTTGGCCGAGCGATCGGATACGCCATCGCCACCCGCATCCACGCTGATGGGGTCGCCGCTCTGCGCCCACTCTTCCGCGTAGGCGATCTCGTCGGCGATCTCGGACTCTGCCGCGCCAACAATTAGCGCCGCCTTGGCCGCCCAATGGCGCGCCGAATATTCCTCCGGGTCCAGAAGGACGGGATCATCTTCCGGATTGGTAGCCCACTCCCGCGCCACGTCCCGAGCGTCTCTCGACTCGTCCCGATACTGCCGAGCCTCAAGCACCTCGGAGGGAGTGATCGGCGCGACCTGCGTGTCGATCAGATCCGAGATATTCAGCGCGCCCGTCCCATCGGGCACGCCCACCTCGAAATAGCGGTCGGCATCGCCGAGGCGCACCATCACCAGATAGTTGCCCGGCACCACCGCGACGTTGATGGCGCCGGCCGCGTCGGTGGACGTGCGGAACAGCTCGTCGACGATGACGGACGAGCCCTGCGCGCGGGTTTTGCGCGGGGCGCGATACCAGGTCAGCGTCCGGTTGGCGACTACGACGCCCTCCGGCGTGCGGAAAACACCCGTGATCGTGCGGGGCGCGTCACTCATGCCGATAGCTCCTTCAACCAGGCAGGGGCGGCTCGGGAAGCCGCAATTCAATGAGGGGGATGGAAGGGACCGAGCCGTGCTGCTCGACGTCGAGCGTCACGTCCATCATGTCGGTGTCGAAGCGAACCGGCACGTCGAACTCGAAGCCGGCGGTGACGGCCGCGCCGGTGGCGGGAGCCGCGTCGAACGAAAGGATCCCGGTGGCCGGGTCGACAGACCATCCTGAGAACAGCTCGGCGTCGGCCACCGCGACCCGGAGCGTTCCCGATACCGGCTTGCGAATGGGACGCCAGATGCCCAGCGCCTCATCGCCGTATCGCTTGCGCAACCGGAAATGCTGCTGGGAGCCGTTGCCAGTCCCGAGCACCTGGTCGCCAGGCCCGACAGCCCTAGAGGGAAGGCAGGACTTGTAGTCAGCGTAATCCTTGAACCGGAAGCCGTAGAGCTGCCCGAGGCGCGCCTCGAAGAAGGCGACCACCTCGGCCAGATCATCGGCTCGCCGGATCCCATAGGAGACATCATAGGCCCGGCGCGCCTGCGCCCAGCTCGCGTTGCGCTCCTCGTTGCCCGAGGCGAGCGTCACGATCTGGGTCCGGCGGCGGGGCCCACCGCGAGCACCGCGGCCGATCTTGTCGGGGAAGCGAACCTCGTGAAAGCTCATCACGCGCCCCTCCGGCCCATGGCGACGGCCCGCTGGATATCGGCCGCCACCTGCACCCGGGACTGCCGGAAGCTCTCCGCGTTGGGCGTGTTGATGTTGACGTAGACCGGGGCTGCATCGCGGGCCCCGCCACCACCGCGCCGCTCGTCGATGATGCGCTCTTGCGGATGCACCATGGCCATATAGCCGCCCTTGCCATCCAGCCCGCCGACGCGCGCGCCGTAGCCGGTATGACCACCGCCATCGAATGACGGCCCGGGAATCCAGGACAGGGGATTGTTCGCACCACCGAAGATCCCACCCAGTGCGTTGGCGATGGGGCCGAGGATGAACCGGCGAACGGCGAGGCGCGCCAGGTCCGCGATGAACGAAGTGACCAGCTCGGAGAAGTTGAGCTTGCCGGTTTTGACGAACTCGACGATCGCATTCTCCGCGCCCTGGAAGGCGCCCACGATGACATCGCCGATGCCGCCCGCGAGATCCATGGCGTCGGCTGCATAGTCCCGCAGCGTCTCAACGGTTTTCGCCCAGCCGGTGGCCGCTTCTTCCCCGGCCTCCTTGATTTTCTTACCCGCCGCGCCACCCGCTTCGCCTGCGCCGTTGAGCGCATCGGTGACGCGGTCGGCAGCGTCCTGCGTTCCGTCGAGCGCGTCCTCGCTCTCTTCGCCAGCGCCAGTCACGACAGCGCCTAGCCGGCCCATCGCCTCCTGCACCTGCTCCCATCCGGAGGACACGAGCTCGGACGCCTGCCGGCGCAACCCATCGGCGCGAAGCTCCGCCTCGGCCGCCGCCATGCCAATGTCCCGCAACCCCTGCGCCGCGCTGGCTGCGGCGTCATTGAGAGGCGCAATCCCCTCCTCGAGAAAAGGGATGCTCTGAGCGGCGGAGGCCATGGCACCGAGAAACCCCGCCCACCGCTCCTGCAGGCCTTGGATCATACGGTAGAACCCAGCCTGCACCGACGCCCAGACGGCCGAAAGGCCGACCGGGACTGACTGCGCGGCGGTAACGATGCCGCTCCACACAGCGGAGGCGATTTCACCAAGTAGCGAGAAAGCCTCGCCGACCCCGCCGATCCTCTTCACCAGCTGGCCAAACCAATAGATCAGCTCACCAGCGCCCACGATCAGCGCGCCAATGCCGGTGCGGATCAGGGCCGTGCGAAGGACCGTCAATGCTCCCGAGAGCGTGAACGTGGATGCGGCCGCCGCGACGAGCCCGGCAGCGAACCGCGTCCCGAACGCCACCGCCGCCGCCAGCGCATAAGACGCCAGGCGCTCCACGTTGTTGGCGAGCACTAGGATCGCCTGTGCGATGGCGGCCGAAACACCCACGGCCGAGTTTGCGCTGCCGACAAAGATCGTGATCTGGTCCGACAGTACCTGCCACGCCTGCCCAATGGTCGGCAGCGTATTCGCGAACGTCGCCTCCAATTCCTCGGTCTGGGAGAGGATGGCGCGGAAGAACTCGTCCGAGGACACCTTGCCCTCGATCACCAGATTCCGCAGCTTGGCGACCGATCCGCCGGCCTCGTCGATGCCGCGCGCGGCGGCCAGCGCAATGGGGAAGGCACCCTCGAGAATGGAGTTGAACTCCTCCGCCCGCACCGTGCCACCGCCCAGCGCCTGCGAAAGCTGCAGGAGCGCGCCGGAGGCCTGCTGCGCCGATCCGCCCTGCTGGGCGAGCGCCAGGCCGATATTCTCGGTAAAGCGCAGGATCTCCTGCTGGGAGGCACCAAGCTCCCCACCGGCCATCGAGACGCGCTGATAGAGGTTCGCCATGGCGTCGAGCGGCGTCAGTGTGCGCTGGGCGATATCCCCGAGCCGCTGGATGTTGGCCCCGACTTGATCCTGCTCGACGCCGAGCACGCGCAGCGTGTTGCCGATCTCGGTATAGCGCCGCGCCATGTCGCCGAGCGCACGGACGGAGAAGCCGGCCGCGAGAATGCCGAACACCCGGCCGGCCACGCGGCCCACCATGTTGGCCGACTTCTCGATGCGGCCGAAGGACCGCTCGCCGGCGTCCCCGATGCCATTGAGCTCGGCTTTGACGCGCTGGCCGTTCTCGGCGACGAGGCGCACGCCTACGCGCTTATTGACCACCGTCGCCCTCCGACCGGATTTGCTCGTTCAGTTTCGCTGCCATCTCGGCCTCAATTTCGGGCAGCAGCTCCGCCACCGCGCGCACGTCGATCCCCAGCGCCCGGGCCATCCCGAGCGCCGCGTTCATGTCCCATCCGATGATGGCTCTTGGCGCGACCCGGAGCTGACCTCCGAGCCGCATGGCCAAATCCCAGACCTGCTCCCCCTCGCGGGTTAGCGGCGCGTTGATTGTGGCCGGGCACTCCGGGCACGAGCCTTTGCAGGCCGCGCAGTAGCTGTCGCCCCCGCCGAAGTGCCACTCGGCGAGGACGCGGAGCCGTTTTTTTCCTGATCCAACAGGAAGCCCGAGGCGAGATACTGGTTCTGGAAGGCGTCGAAGATCACCCAGATATCGAGCAGCGCGTCGATGCCCTCCGGCGTCACCGCGGCCGGGTTGCCGTCCTCGTCGGCCACCCCGTCCCACTCGACGATGACGCGGTGCGCCACCGCCTTCGCCATCGCGATCCCGATATCGTCCTGCGAGGATTCCTCGGTGATCCCCATGGCCTTGAAGTCGCGCTTTGCGGCCGCCATGACGCCGGTGGTCAGCGGATCGCATTTGAGCCGAACGCCGTGGCCCAGTTCGATCCAGGACGCCTTACGTTTGAGATCGAGCCGCAGCATCAGTAATCCGCCACTTCATTGACCAGCGTGACGGTGCACATCTTGCCCGCGACCGGATCGAGCGCCGCCTGCCATTCGAAGGTGACCTGCACGCCGGACGGGCCCGGGATCTCCACCCGGGGCCGGGGCAGATAGACCGCATGCGCCACCAGCTCGAAGCTGTTGCCGCCGAACGAATAGGCGAAGGTGAGCTCGCAGGCCTCGCCGTTGAGCGCCTGCTCGAGCAGCGTGGTGTCGGCGAAGCGCATCACGGTCGAGCCCGACAGCGAGGCCATGGACGGGTCCGCCCCGTCGATCTTGCCATCACCGCGGATCGTCTCGATGCGGTCCAGATTGTTGGAATAGGTGATCTCGGTCGAAACCACGTTGCCCAACGCCACGCCTTCTCGCTCAATGGAGCCATTGAAGTGGCCAAAGCGGGCCAGCGTGATATCCGCCGGCGTTCCGGCGGCGCTCGAGGTGGCCGGCGTTTCGCCCTGCGCGATGATATTGGCGGTCGCGGTCAGAAGGCCGGAGCGCTGCATCTGCCAAGACAGGGAATTGACCATGCAGCCCGAGAACATCTCGAAGCGCGGCACATCGGGGAGGCCCTTCTCGATGGAGAGCGAGGGGAGGGTCCACGATCCGGACGTGAAGGTATGAACACTGCCACCGCCACCCAGCGTGGCGCCGGAAGGCATGGCCGCGCTCGCAGCGATGGTGAAGGCATTCCCCGCCGCCCCGGCGGTGTCGAACACGATCTCGAGCGTGTCGCCACCGCTCGCCGCATAAGTGCATTTGGCGACCGCGGCGTCCGCCGAGGCATTCAGATCGATGACCAGCGCGGCCAGCGTATCGGCAAGCGAAGCCTCGATGTCGGTCTCAGCGCCGGTTGCACCCGAGGCGGTGAACGCCCAGACGGTGCCGCCGAGCGTGATGGTATCGCCGGCCGTGGGGTTCTCGGCGAACACGATGGTGCCCGTCGCGGCGTCGTCGCCGGTGGTGACCGGCTCCCCGAATGCCCCCTTCAACCAGAAGCCCCAAGCTTCCGCGTCGATGGGAACGACGATATCGCCGTCCGTGGTCACCGCATCCTTGATGGGCGCGAGCGGATCGCGACCATAGCCGAGCAACTCGCTGGCGAGCAGCGGCTGGGCGGACCCGAGCGTGATGGAGGCGAACGGCAACTTCGTGAAGCCGCTCGACGGCGCGGTGCCGTAAACAGTCTCGAACGCGGCCGCCAGCTGCGACCGCGCGCCCTGTGCGCGTGCCATTTTGGAATCTCCTTTAGAGCAGCGGGTCCGGCGACCCGTACATGAGCACCACCGGAATGGTGGCGGCCTTCAATCCTTCGCCACCGTCGATCGGCAGCACGATGGGCGCGGGCGCTTGCCCGAGCACGTAGTCGCACAAGCCCCCGAGCGTCCGGTCCGAGGCGATGGCAGTGCCCACCGCCAGCTTGAGCGCATCGAACACCGCCTCCTGCGATGCGGCAGGCCGGTCGATGATGATCTCCACCTCCGCCTCGTGCTCGTAGTAGTAGAGCGGCGGCGACATCAGCACCTCGGGCTCGCCTGGGGTGCCATCGCGGACGATGATCAGCCCTGCGGCCGGGATCCGCGTCGGCAGGACCGCATTGCGCAGCACGGTGACGCCGGCGGGTTTTTCCGCCTCGATGACGGCGATCAGCGCCTTGAGCACCTGCTCCATCTTCGAATCCGCCATCGTCCTACTCCGGCCAGTTCCTGACGATCAGCCCGGGCACCCGATTGGCCCAGGTGTCGATATCCCGCGACAGGTTGAGGCGCTTGCGCAGGGTGACCTGCGGCACGAGCCAGAAGATGATCGCCGTCACCGCGCCGCGCTGGATGCCATCGGCGCGGACCTTGGCCCGGCTCATGACCGCCCGCCCGCGCGTGTTGATGCGGGCACCGTCCGCGACCAGCAGGCTCGGGCCGTTACTGCGATAGACGAACCGCAGGCGAAGCCCGGTCCGCTGCTCGTAGCCGCCCGGCGTGATGCGCTTGCGCCCCATACCCTTGGCCCCAGCCTCCGGCGTCGGGATGGCAAGCCAGAACCCGTCGCGCGACCGGATCGTCGCGCCCCGGTCGAACGCGCCGATGATCTCCGGTGCGTTGGCCCAGACCACGGCGGCGGCATTCATCGAATTCTCGCCGATGGGGTAGGCCCGCGTCCGGATGGTGCGCGGCAGGCGCGCTCCGAGCCCAGCGGCGGCGATCTGGCCACGCCAGCCCGCCTGAATTCCCTTGCCCGCCACCGACATGGCGGTTTTGACGGCCTTCTCGCCAGCCTGGTACTCCTCGCGCATCGCCTTTTTGATGTCGCCGATCGTTACTGCCCGGATCACAGCTCACGGACCTCCGCGGCCCAGCACAGGCGCTCTCGGTCTCGGACGGGATCGGAGCGGACCTCGAACAGATCCCCGTCGATCTCGAAGGTGTCGCCTGTCGAAAGCACCGCCACGTCAGAGACGCGCACATCGATGAAGATCGTGTCCGTGACGAAACGGCCCTCGTTCCAATTCGCGATGCGGTCCGGAGCGCGAAAGATCACGCGCACCGGAGCGCCATCGCCAGCGCCGCCGGCGCGATGGAGCGCGGCCCTTGCCATGTTGGGATCGGCAAAGATCGCATTGATGCCGGCGGCGAAGGCGTTCATGGCGGCCTCGCTTACGCGCCGACCGCCACGGCATTGCCGACTCCGGCGATGCCATTGAGCCGGACCTTGCCGGTGGTCAGAGTGGCACCGGAACCGACCGCCTCGACTGCACAACCGATCAGCCGGTTGCCCGTCGCCACGGTGGTGCAGCGCTTGTTGGTGGCATCCCAATGGACAGCCGCGCCCTCGGTCCAGGCCTGCGAGCCGACCTTGGTCAGCTCATAGACGCCGGTCGTCTTGATCGGCCCTTTTTCGCCAGTGGCGATATCGTTCATGGCGATGCCAAAGATGGTGCCGACAACCACACCCTCTCCGGACGCGATGGCCGCGGCGGCCGTGATCTCGATCACGTCGCCAACTGCAAGAAAATTCTTCATTTGAGGTTCTCCTCGAGAGAAGGGGAAGGGGAGCGGGCAGGCCGGGAAGCCCGCCCGCGTGGCTCACCCGGCGGTTAGGCCGGAGCAGCGCCCGCGTTCTTGAACAGGCCACGGTGATCGATGGCCGAGGCCGCGAAGTCGAGGCGCGCCTTGATCTCGACGCCATCCACCTCGAACCCGTTGCGGGTTTCGGTGAACACCCCGTCCTGCCCATCGAGATACGCATATTCGATGGTGTCGATCAGCCCGGTGCTGGCCGCGAGGAACCAGGGCGCCTGACCGGAAGTCGGCATCAGGCGGCGCTCCTCGACCACCTGCAGGCGGTTGGCGAAGGTGTTCACGTCAGCGGTATTCGCCGGCGTGGTCGACGTCAGCAGCTTGCGGGCTTCCACCGCACGCTGGCCGGGAGGCACGATGACAAACTCGGGGCTGACGTCGATGGCGGTGCCATCAATATCCGTCTGCGCCGCGAAGGCCTCGTAAGCCTCGATCAGCGCGCCCTCGTCGATCACCGACGCGGTGCCGAGGTTGCCGTGATCGGCATGGAACAGGGCTTTGCCGTCCGCCATGTTCGGGTTCTGGAGCAGGATGGCATACACCAGGTCGCCCTCGAGCTGCGCGGCGCGAGCGCCGAAGCTGTTGGCAACGCGGGTGAAGGCCCCCAGATCATCGTTGATCAGCATCTGGCGGCTGAACGCGATGATCTTGCCGTAGGTGGCCAGCGCATACTGCGTCGAGGCCTCCCCGAAAGTGCCGTACTTGAACTCGGCACCCTCGGGCACCTTCTCAAGCTGCGGCGCGTTCGACACCTGCACCCGGGTCGTCGGCCGGAAGTCCGACAGCGTGGCGCGGCGCGCCCAGGCGGTGAAGGTGCGCGGCAGAGTGCGATATGCATCCCGGAGCGTGATGTTGCCGATATTGGCGAGCACGGCCGGGAAATCGCCGGTGGTGTGATAGCCCACCGCCCGCTGGCCGAGAGCGGCGGCCGCCATCTCCATGCGGCCCATGCCCCGGGTGTTGACGCCCGAACGCTCGAGCGAGTGCCGGGCCAGCTCCATCAGGGACATGCCGCGGAACTCGCGACCGCCATCGGAAAGCTCGAGGCCGGGCGCGTTCGACCGATGCAGCAGCGCATTGGCCATGGCCTCGCGATACTGCACGCCAGCCCGCTCATCGCGCGCCTGCGCCGGGGCCGGCTCGCTGGCGCGGCCCTGGAGCGGATCGGCGTCGGCGATCTTGTCGAGGATCGCCGCACGGGCATTCTCGAGCGACACACCGCGAGCGACCAGGTCGTCGCGGAACTCGTCGTCGAGCCCATGGCGGGCGCAAAGGGTGGTGATGGTGGTCACGCGCGACCGCTCTTCGGCGCGAACCGCCTCGGCGTCCACGCCCGGCGTTTCGACGGCAGCGGGCGCTGCCGGAGCAGGCGCGGCGGCGCGAGTTTCAACCGTCTCCACGGTTTCGCGGCGCTCGGTTTCACCGGCCGCCGCCTGCTGGTTGTTGCGAGACATGGTCTCTTCTCCTTCGGAATGTGCCGCAGGGGCGGCGGTGACGTCCTGGCGAACCAGGACACAGGGTGCGAGCGCAGACGTCTGGGCATTGCCAGAGCGGACCTGCGCCTCCGGATCGGCGGGGATAGGCACCGCCGAAATTTCGAGGGGTTCCCAATCGACGGCGCGCCAGATCTCGCGCTCGCCCTCCTTTCGGGTGATCTGATATTCGTGGACGCGGTAGCCCACCGAGACGAAGCGAAGGTTCTTCTCGAGGATGCGCTGCACGATCCCCTTGGCGTCCTCGGCCTCGGTCAACTGGATCGTGGCGTAGCCCTTGCCCGCTTCGATCCGCACCGAGTCGGGCACCACCGAGCCGATAACGCTCTCCGCCCGCCAGGCGGAATGTGCGTTGAGGAACGGCGCGCCCGAATTGAGCCGCTCAAGGCGCACGGCATTGCCGGACACCACCAGCTCCTCGTCATACTCGATCCGATCGTCCCAGCCTTCCCACCGGACCCGCTGCACCGTGGCGCCAGTTGTCCAGACCACCTCGACCGTGCGCGCCTCGGCATCGACCGATGCCGGCACGACTTCGGCGGCCCGCCCGATCATGGGCAGGTCCATCATATGTTTCGTCATTTTCCTGACCTTCCTAGTTCTGGCCGCCGCCCTGCGACGCGTTGCCCGGGGCAGCGTCCGGATCGAGGGGATCCTTGGCCTGCGCCAGCCCGGCGTTGGTGACCTTCCGAGGATCGCTGTCGAACACGAGCTCGGCCGCGTCCGCCGCGGCGATGAACTCGCGCTGCTCCTCGAGATTGGTGCGCCAGTCGTAACCGCGCTTGGCGGTCATCTGCGGCACGGTCGCAAAGCCCGCCCGCACCTCGAGCAGGTCCGTCTGCGCGTCCTGCCATGGATTGACGCTCTCGAACTTGGGCGGTGCCCACTCGGCCGGCACGTCCGCCGTCGAGATCAGCCCGGCGGTGAAGGCCGCGTCGATGAACCAATCCCAGATGCGGTCGCAGAACATCGGAATGATGATCTGCCACTGCACCTGCTCGACCATGCGGCGGAACTCATTGAGCCCAGCGCGACTGCTCGAGAAATTGGCCTGCGACAGGTCGCCGGTCATGAGCGCGTACGGGATCCGGAAGCCCGCCGCGATGATGTGCATCTGCACGAGGTTCCACTCGCGGATTCCCGGCGTGGCGGACGGCTGGTTGAACTTGATGTCCTTGCCGCCGCTCGCATAGGCGATCAGGCCCGGCTCGAACTGCTCGATGGTGCGGCCCTGATCATCCTTGATCGTCGGCGTGGCCGACAGCTCCTGATCGTCGCCGAACACGATGCCGACCATGCAGGACTCGGTTTTCTTGCGGACCATCTCCGCGATCTGCCAGTCGCCCAGGTCGCGCAGGGCGGTGAGCGCCGGCGTGCCCCACGGCACCCCGCGCGACTGCACGCGCTGCCGCTCGAACAGATGGGCCACCATGTCCGAAGGCACCCGCACCGAATCCAGCCGGCTCGAGAAGGCGAGCGAGACGTCGCCCGGGTGATCCGGATACATCCAGTAGGCCTGCCGCCGCCCGGCGCGGTCGTATTCGATCCCCTGCTTGATGCGCCGCCCCTCGTACTCCTCGAGGAACTTTGACGCGTCGAGGTGATCGGCCTCGCGCAGCTCGACTTGCAGCGGCACGGCCCCAGCGGCTTCCCGGCCCCGCAGCGGCCGCTTGACCGCAAACAGGTCGCCGCCCTCGATCATTTCGCGGACGGCCAGCACCTGCAGGCCATAGAAGTCGGTATGGCCGTGCGCGTCGGCGCGCTTCGACCACTGCTCGAACAGCTTGTCGACCTTCTTGTTCAGCGCCTTGTTGCTCGAGGCGGCCCGGGGCCGGATGCCGTAGCCGACGATGTTGTTGACCAGCACCTGCACTGCCTGGGTGGCGAGCGCGTTATTGCGCACGAGATCCCGCATGCGGTCCCGGAGGATGGCGCCGGCAGCGCCGATCTCAGTGTCCGCCGCCGTGCTGGACGTTTTCCAGCCATCCGTTTGCCGGCCCTTTTGCGCGCCCTCATAGCCGCGCCGCAGGTTGGCAATCGAGACGCGCGCCGCGTAGCGCTTCGCCGCCGCCCGGGGCGCCACCGCCGCAAGCGCACGATCCATCATGCCCCAGCGAACGCCCTGGGGCTGGGCAAGTTTTGCCATGTCGATCAGCCCCTCTTGAACCGCACGTAGCCCGCAGCCGGGCGAGCCGTCCCGGCCTCGGCGGCCAGGTCGGCCTCGATGGTGCCGATGATCTGCTTCATCTCGGCGAGCGAGCGGTACTCCGTAGTTTTCCCATCATAGGACACCCGGGTAATGCCGGAGGCGTAGGCCTCCTTGATCGCCACCAACTGCGCCTGCGTAAATCCCGCCATCAGAACCAGTTTCCTCGCGGCCGCCCGCCCATCCAGTTGGAAGGACGGCGCGGCGCCTGTTGTTGTTGCGGCCGGTTGGGCACGCCCGCCGGCGGTGCTTCATCCAGGCCAGTGTTGTGTTGCGCCTCGAGCTCGGCCCAGCGCTTCTCGTCCCAGCGATCGATGCCCATCAGCCAGGCGGCCGCGCGGGCATAGACCCGGCAGTCGAGCGCCTCGTTGCGATCCCGGGTCTTTTGCCACTCGAGCTTCTGGTAGCCCTGCCGCGTCTTGATGGTCATCAGCTGCTCGGCCGTAGCCTGCTTCAGCCATTCCGCCGTCACCCCGCCGCGCGGGATATGGACATACCCCGCCGGGAAGCCGACACCGTCCGCCAGCTCCTCGTCGGTCGGCCGCGACAGCCGCAGGAACCGATAGAACTCGGACTTGAACACCGCGCCCGAGACGTTCCAGAGCTGCGCGCCGCGCTTGAACTTGCGGCCGCCCTCGGTGACGTCGACGTAGGTCGGCCCGTCGACCGGCATCGAGCGATCAAAACCGCCGCGCCCCTTGACCGCGAGCACCTGCCCGCGGCCCATCTTGCGGGCCCAGGCATAGATCGCGTCGGTGTGCATGCCGTCGCCGGTATCCACCGCCAGCCGCGCAAGGCTCATTTCCGCGCCCGAGGCATGCGGCCATGTCCGACCGAGCAGATCGGCCAGCTCGGCCCAGACCTCGGGCCGCGCCACGTCGCCCTCGAGGACGATGTGATCGACGAGCCAGGACTCGACGCCCCGGCCCCAGGCCCACACGTCGACCTCGATGCGGTCGCGCTGGATATCCGCGCCGGCGGTGAGCACCAGCCCGCCATCCGGCACCTGCCCAAGGTTCCCGCCCTCACGGCGCTCATAGAGCCGCTGCCAGTCCGGCGCCTCGCCCTTTTCCTGCCAGGTCTCGCCCAGCACGGTGTTCTTCATCGTTTTCAGCGCGGCGTCGTTGCCCTGCGCCGATTCCCAATCCCGGGCGATATCCTCCCAGGACAGCCACCCGAGCGGGGAATAGAGCCCCGAGATGTGGAAGCCGACGATGCCGGCGGCCTTGGCCTTGGCCTGAATGTCATCCGCCGCGGTCGGGAACCAATCCGCGCCATTGGCCTCGTCCATCATCCACGTCTTGTGGCGCTCGGCGATTTCCGCCTCGCAGTGCTCGCAGACGTAGCGGACCGTTTCAGGCTGGCCAGGCTCCCAGCGCAGCCGCTCGAACTTGAGCCATTGCAGCGCCCCGCATTCCGGGCAGGGGACGTGGTAGCGCTGCTGGTCGCTCAACTCGTACTCCCGCTCGATCCGCGACAGCCCCTTGATGGTTGGCGTGGAGGCCAGAAAGATTTTCGACCGATGGCCGAACGAATTCGTGCGCGCCTCGGCCAGAGCGATCGGATCGCCCTCGCCATCGACGTCACCGGGATATGCGTCCACCTCATCGCAGAACACCCACCGGGCCGGCATGGACCGCAGCCCCACGGCACTGTTCGCGCCCGCGAGGATCAGCTGACCGCCCGGAAAGCGCTTCGCCAAAATCGTGTTGCCCGAGTCCCTCGAGCGCGACGGCAGCACCAGCTCGCGCAGCGCCGGCGAATCCTCGATCAGAGGCTCGATGCGTTGCTGCGACAGGCGCTTTGCCATGTCGACGGTCGGCTGCACCGCCAGGAACGGGCCCGGCGCCCGGTGCATGCAGAACCCGATCCAGTTGTTGCCGCCCTCGGTCGCCCCGACCTGCGCGGCCTTCATGAACACCACCCGCCGCGCCGGATCGGACGGCGAGAGCGCGTCCATGATCTTGCGCATGAACGGCGTCCGCGCGGTCCGGTACGGCCCGGCCTCCGAGGCACCCCTCGAGGACAGGATGCGGTGCCGGTCCGACCACTCCGACACGGTCAGTGTCGGATCCGGTGCCAGCCCCGCCAGCCATGCGCGGCGGATTTCGTCGGCACCCTCGAAGGCTTCAGCGGAGCTCAATCTTGACCTCGGCCAGCTCCGACAATTGCTGCCGGAGGTACTTCTCGAGCACCTGCTCCATCTTGTGCGCTTCGATACCCAGCTCGGCCGCCATGTTCGCGGCCACGCGAGGCGGCCAGTTTTGCCAGGCGTCCCGCTCGCGCCGCGCCAGATCGAAAACCGCGTTCGTCGCCTTCACGCGATCGACCAGCTCGCCCTTCATCTTCTGAAGGCGGACCCGAGCGGTCTGCGCTTTCAGAACCTCGTTCGCCATCCGGGCGCGCAGGAACGAAACCTGCCCGCCTTCGCCCGGCTCCGGCGGAACCTCGCCACCCTCGGCCGCGTGATCGCGCATCGTCTCGTTGACCGCGTCGATGGCCGCGCTCGGCACCGCCTTGGTGCCAGCCTTTGCTTTCGCGGCCGTGGTATCCGCCGCGGTCTGGGTGCCCATCTCGCGAGAATGGACGCCGCGCTGCTTGGCCGGGTCCGTCTGCGCATCCCACTGCGCGTCCGCCTTGACCGGATCGATGGTCCCGTCCGGCTCGACCGAAATGCGCCCGGAGGCGATCGCCTTGCGCACCGCCGTGTCGGACACGCCACGGTGCGCCGCATATGCCCGCCGCGACATTCCCATGCGAGACTGCAACCCTTCCCAGAACCGCCTCAAGCAGTTGGTTTTATTCGATAATTCATGACAGTGCGCTTGCTGTCATCGCAAATTTGCGATACAACTAAGTCACCAAGAACGGAGACACCGACATGACCCGCACGAACCCCGTAACCCAGAACCGCGAATGGGGCTTCTTCGGCACCATGATGCAGGCCGGATACAACGCCTTCGAGGCATGGGACGCCGCCAGCGCGGCCATTGCCGACGCGATCGATGACCACGAAGGCTACTACGCCCCCGAAGGCATCCGCGACTTTCTCGACAGCCGCCACGGCCGGCATTTCGCCGACACCGTCGCGAGCAACGTCAACACCGGCCAGACCTTCGAGGCCGCGCTCACCGCAGCCATCGCACAATGGCAGGGCTGGAAGATCGGACCCCGCCTCTACCGCGAGGAAGGCATCCCCGCCGGCCTTCCTTACCTGACCGGCTGGGTCCAGCATTTCGCCATCCTCAACGAAGCCGCCTAACCCCGAACCTACGGAGACACCGACATGGCCATCCTTCGCCACACCGCAGTCGATAATTTCGGCACCCTCGACATTATCCCGACGCAGATGCGCAAGCGCGGGCCAGCAATCGGCCCGGGCATGACGGCAGCGGACAACGGCACCTACCGCAACAGCTTCGCCATCATCTACCGGCGTCCGTTCGGTACCGACCCGTACCTTTTCTGGTCGACCTTCGATCAGCCAACCATCGGAATGTGAGGCAAGCCATGACCTACACCCACAGCACGCCAGTCCTCGTCCGCGTCCCGACCGCCAGCGGCCTGCCCAAGTGGGAGGCCGCGAGGGTTGACGACAACCTGCACCCCAGCGAGCGGGGGCACGTCCCGCCGCACCATCATTGCGTCCGCTTCGCCGATGGGAGCCGGATGCTCTTTCCCGAGCACGACATGATGGCGATCCCGGCGGTGACCCGATGATCGCCGCCGAATTCGAAGCCGCGCCAGCGCAGCTCGGCATTTCCCGCGCCGAGCTGTGCCGCCGCCTTGGCCTATCGCTCAACACCGGCACCGCATACGCGAAGGGCCGGGCCGAAATCCCGCCCTATATCGCGCTGGCCATCGCCGCGCTGGTGGCCGGTCTGGCACCATATGGGAGTGGGGCGCGCTGACCGCGCCTCACATACTCGCCGGAACCGGGATCCGGTTCTTCTCGGCATACTCCTTGAACGCCCGCATCCCCAGCGCCAGCGGGAAGCGCTCAACCACCTTGCGCAGTTGCGCCTCGGTCCCGATCCACGCGCTCGCCTTTTCCCGCGTCAGACCCTCACAGTCGAGCCGCAGATAGTCCCCGGACGCGTTGCGGAGCCGATAATGCGCCGCCGTCTTGTGGGCTTGTTCGCTCATGGCCCGCGCGCCGCTTGCCGGGACGACGATGCGCCCCAGGCTTTGCCCCTCAATACCCCGCACCGTGGCTCCCGCCACGCCGGAGCCCTTCGTGCGCCGCCCGACATTCGTGCGCGCCGCCTCGATGGAAACCCGTCGCTCTTCGTGCATTTTCCCTCCCTTTTCGAGTATCCAGGCCAAATCGGTGGCCGAGACACCCAGAAGGTGCGCGAATTGCGCGAAACTGTCCCAGTTCTCGGCCCGCACCGACCGGACTCTCCCCTGAAAATCCACCTTCCGCCCCTCAATCCCCGATGAGGCCGGACAGGTCGGCCTCGGAGAACACCACGTCCTGCAGCTTGGGCGCCTTCGCCACCTTGGGCTTCGGCTCGCGCTGCTGGCGCTTGGGCGCGTCGACCTCCTCGGGATCAGCGAGAAAACGGTCATAGACCGCCCGAATAATCGCCCGATTGTCCTGACTGCGCCCCGATTCCTCCCAGAGTGCGTCGAACCAATCGGTATAGAGCCCGGCGACCGCATCATCGACGTCGATGTCGAACTGCTCGGTGCGCAGGTTCTTGTTCAAATTCATGCTCGAGCGCATCACCGCGTTGCCGCGCTCGCCAGAGACGATGACGATCTTCGCGTGGACCGATACGCACCGGAAGGCGTCGATGCCCAGCACCTCGATCAGCGGCCCGGCATACTTGGGCGACTTCTCGAACGTGCCACGGTCGAGCAGCATCCGGATATCGGTGATGCGCCCGCGGGTCCGGATATCCCGCGCCCGCTTCACATCGTAGATGCCGGTGGTCCAGGTCGACACCCGCACCGCCGCCGGCCCCAGCTCGTCGACCATGTGCTCCATGGCGTCGATCGCCGAGAACTGCCCGGCGGTCAGTCCGGTCACCCGGACGCCAGGCTGGAGGCGACCGATCACCTTGGCCGCCGTTCCGGTCCGATGCACCACGCGCCGGACCTTGCTGGTCGCAAACCGAAGCGAGCGTGGCCGCTCGGCCATCAGAACGCCTCGCAGAGCAGGCCAGAGGAACCCATGGCAACCGTGACCACATCGTCACTCAGGCCCAACTCCGCAGGATCCCGACCAAGGAGCCAGTGCCACTCCATCACCAGGGCGATGGCATCGACCACCGCCACATGGCGGCGCACATCGTCGGTGGGCACCAGGATGCCCAGCGCGCCACAGATTGCGATATCCCACCGCGCTTGCAGCGCCCGAATCGCCTCCATGCCGACCACGCGCTGAACCGGCGTAGCAATGTCGCCGGTCGCGAATTCATGGTCGTCATGGTGCTCGGACCATTCGACGATCGCCGGTCCGTAACCCATCGACCGCGCGATGGCACCGCAAAGGCGCTGGTGCTGCGCGACATAGAGCGCGTGCATGTTTCCCGAGAACCGCCGAATCGTCGCGAGGCGCATCCGCATGAACGCGACGTCCACGTCCTCGGGCCGAGGGTTGGCAAAATCCGGGACCATCACCGGCCCCAGAAGCATCTCGCTCACGCCGCTTCCCGTCCGGCCTCGATGGCCTCGAACGTGCGGCCGTCGCCCTCGAGTTTTGCCTCGAGGCCCGTGTATTCCTGCCAGCGGCGGACGATGACGTCCGCGAACTTCTCGTCCAGCTCCATGAGCCGGGCGGATCGGCCCACGCCATGGCAGGCGATCAGCGTGGATCCCGACCCGCCGAACGGATCGAGCACCAGGTCGCCGCGCTTCGTCGAATTCTCGAGCATGCCGAGAATGAGCCCGACCGGCTTCATGGTCGGATGCTCGCCATTGCGCGCCGGCTTGTCCGCGCGGAGCACCGACTGGTCGAGCGTTTCGACCGCCAGCTTGTCGCCGGTGACGACCACCACCTGCCCACCGATATCGATCTGCAGCGAGCCGTCCGGCATGATCCGGAGCGGTGGGCGCTGGTCCTCGATCACGGTGGTGCGAGCGCGACCGCCGTACCACTTGTGCGGCCCGCCCGCCTTCCATCCGTAAAGGATCGGCTCGTGACGCCACTGGTAGTCCGACCGCCCGAGCACAAGGCTGGGCTTCACCCAGACCAGGCACCCCGACAGCTTGAAGCCCGCATCCTTGAACGCGGCCCGGAAATTCTGCCCCTCGGTGTCGGCGTGCGCCACATAGATCGGCGCGCCCTTCTTCATCACCGACGCGGCGGCCCCGAACGCCTCGACGAGGAACCGCCGGAAGTCCGACGACTCCATGTTGTCGTTCTGGATTTTCCCAGCCGACCCCTCGTAATTCACGTTGTAGGGCGGGTCCGTCCAGCACCCGTCCACCAGCTCCGAACCGCAGAGCGCGGCCATATCCGCCTTGGACGTCGAGTCTCCGCACATCACCCGGTGCGACCCGAGCAGCCAGACATTCCCACGCTGGCTGACGACCTTTTTCCCGACCTCCGGAACATGGTCCGGGTCGCCCAGCGCCGGCGGCTCGCCAGCATCATCGAGGCCGCCGAGGATTTCCTCGAGCTCGGTCTCGGAGAACCCGACCACGTCGAGATCGAAGCCCTCGTCGCGCAGCGCGGCCAATTCCTGGCGCAGCAGCTCCTCGTCCCATCCGGCATTCTCGGCGATCTTATTGTCGGCGATCACCAGAGCCCGGCGCTGCCGCTCGGTGAGGTGATCGAGGACGATCGCCGGCAACTTGTCGAGCCCGAGGCGCTCGGCCGCGAGCAGGCGACCATGGCCAGCGATCAGGACGTTGTCCGCCCCGACCAGCACCGGGTTTGCCCAGCCGAACTCGGCAATCGAGGCGGCGATCTGCGCGATTTGCCATTCCGGGTGCGTCCGCGCATTGCGCGCATACGGCACCAGGTCGGCCACCGCCAACATCTCGATCTTCAACATCATCCTCCAGAAAGTACGGCCGCCCATGGCTCCGGGGAGGAAGGCGGAGCCCGGGCGGCCTGACCGGCAGCGTCCTGCCGGGTTTGGGTCGAGGTGCTCCGCTAGCCGACCACCGACCGGCGCGGGCTTGGGGGAAGCCCCGCCACACGGAGCACCTCGAGTTGGTCGCGGGAGCCGGAATCGAACCGGCGTGGTCCTGGTTATGAGCCAGGCTGGGAAACCAGCATCCATCCCGCAGAACGATCCGCGCAGGGCAGGGCGCAAGAAAAAGGCCGGGGTTCGAAAACCCCGGCCAGTCCACCCTACCGCAACGCCCGAAACGCCTACCGCGAACCCGCGAACCCAAAGGTGCGAACCCTGGCCGCGAACCCAGAAAAATCCTTTGTCACTAGAGACTTAGCGCGCAAAGCCCCCCCGCATACGTCCACCGCCGGGAAGGACCCGAAGCGGGGGAGGGGGCACCGGGGAGGGGCGCCAGGTCTCGCGAGACTATCCAGAAAGTGCCCGATTTGACCGCGTTCTGTCGCGCCAAAAGTTCAACGGATCGGACCCTCACAGCAGCGTGGCGGGCGCGTCCGCATCCGCTTTGACAACGGGCTCATCCGCCGCCCTTTTCCTCGCGGCCGGGGCCGGCTTCGTTTTATGCTTCTGGTTCAATCGCTTAGAGATAACCACCAGCGCCGCGACCCAACGCCGCCAAGCGGTCTGCCGCACGCAACCGGCGCGGATCCCGATCTGCCGCCAGCGCATACCCTCGGCCCGCGACCAGACGATGCGCGCGTCATCGGGCTCGAGCCAGCTCAACCACTCGAAGCATTCCTCCATATGCTTAATGTCCCGGGCGCTGGGCACGATGCGGATGCGCGTCTCGTTGTAGCCATATGCACCACGCTCCTGCACGTATTCAGGCCAGCCCGACTTGTGCCCGCGAGGCGTTGAGCCCGGCGGATTGGGCAGACGCCGCAGGGTGCGCGCCGCCTCCTCCATGCGATCCTCAATCTGCGTTGGAGTGAATGCTTCCGTCATGCCTGCCCCTTTCATCAAACCATTTTCCAGCGCGCCAGCACGCGAACCGCCGCCAGCACCATCTCACGGCTTCGCCCGGAAACCGCAAAGCCACACGAGGTGCAGACCACCACGGAGCCATTTGTGAATTCTTCGCTCGAGCAGATGCCCTCGCACAGATGCGGGCGATGGCAGTCCGGGCAAGGCGTATCGTCCCAATCCATTATCGTCGGAGCCATCACCCGACCCTCCGCACCAGTGCCGGATACTTCCGAGCCATTTCCTCGACCACAGCAGCTCGCCGTTCCGCGCTCGGGCGCTCGATATCCACAGGCCCGGAAAGCGCGGATCGCGCACGCAAAGGTTCTTTTAATGGATCTATTACAGGTTCTACTCCACTGGGCTGGAGTTGGCTGAGGCCTGAATTTGGAGTTGGTTTGCCCCTCAATTTGGAGTTGGCTGACGAGTTATCCACAGGCTGTCCACACGCGCGCCGCCCCGGCCTTCCACCCTCCGGACCATCTCCATTTTGTGGAGTCGGGGCTTGTGCCGGCTCTTGGTCGCAGCCCAAGATGTAGTAGGTGGGACCGCGCGTCCCGTCCGCGTTTCTTGTGCGCCGCCGGCGTATCAGCGCGGCACCTTCAAGCGCATTCAGCGCGTTGTTAAGGCCGCCGTTCGACAGCCCGGTGGCCGCCCGCAACCTCTCCTGGCTGGGGAAGCAGGCCGTCTCCGGATCTCGCAGGGAGTTGTGCGCATCGCACAGGTGAAACAGAACCCGGAATGCGCCGGCATTGATCGCCTCGGCCGGAATAGTCGCCAGCCAATTGGAAGCCTTGTGGCTCATAGGCCGGCCCCGAGGGGCGCGTAATTATCCCGCATGATTTCCCCCAACAATGTGAATTCTGGAGCACGGGAGCATTCCCCGGCGGTGGCGGGATGGCGCGCGGTGGCGGCTCTCGGCGCGCCTGCGCGCCGTTGATGGAATGTTCCGGCCGAAGGCCGGAGCAAAAGTCGTCGCTCGTCAGAGCGGCTCGAGCGTGAGCTCGATACGACCCGGCGCCTTCGGCGCTCCTCGAGAGAGCACCAGCTCCCAACGCGAATCGTCGATTCCGATCACGTCCGCCACGCCATCGAGCCCGGCCTTGATGGACGCGAGCATGTTGTCGGTGTCGCGGTGGCGACGATCGGGCGGATGGAAGGTGATGCGAACGCGCAAGGCAGTGGCCTCGATGCGCCGGACGCCGCAAGCGATGGTCGACCAGGCGCAATCCGCCCGATATTTCTTCTTCGTGCCCGCGACCGCCATGCGGTGGCGTCGGTCGTTGGGAGAAAGGCCCTTCGGCGGCCAGGGGAGCACCACGACGCGCGGTGGGGCCGTCATGCGAACAGGTCGGCCATCTTGAGCCGCTCCCCGTCCGTTCGATCCATGAAGCGGAAGGCCGGCTCGGAGCCAGTCCAGTCCCGATCCCAGATGAACCACGCGTTGCGCTGCGGTGGACTTCCCTCGCCGGTGAAATCCAGCTTCCAGCGCATGAGGTAGCAATAGGAGAAGGGATGCCGGTCCAGCAGCGCTCCCAGGCCGTTGGCGCGCGCCGCGGGCCAGTCCCAGGACAGCAGGAGCGCGCAGTAGGACCAGCCCGGCATTTCAAGTGTGTGGCGCAGCCAGCGGCCGTGCCCATCCCGGGCATTGATCTCGGCATAGGGCGGGTTCGTGATGATCGCCGGCGCCAGGGCGCGGTGGTAATCGTAGAAGCTCCGGACCTCGACGCCCGGGCAACCGTGGTCGGCGACGTCAGAGACGGCGCAGGGAAGGCCGAAGGCCTCGATCTCGTGGGATAGATGCCCATAGCCCGCCGCAGGCTCCCAGACGCGCCCCAAGGCACGAATGCGGGCACCGTCGCGGGCGAGCAGGCCGCGGATGGCCTCGGGCTCGCCGGTTGGGTAGAGATCGAGCGCGCGGCGCTCCTCGGGCGCCTGTGGCACTTCCTCGATCTCCAGGCCGGCCAATCCCGTCTCGCGGTGGACCTTCTCTCGGGATCCCCGGCCAGAGATGGCGCGAAACAGCGATTTGCTCGAGCGCGGCCCCTTCATTCGGCTTTGCGGGCCGCGTCGTAAGCGTCCAGGGCGCGGTGGAGCTGCTCGGCCGCGATGATCGTCTCGCGAGACAGCAGGCCGCCATTGCCGCCCACGTTTTTGCCGGCGACCATGGTGCCGCGCTCGTCGAACAGGACGCGCTCGAGCAGCATCCGAGCGCGCTCGATGACTTCCTCGGCCACCGTCACGCCGCCACGAGCTCGCGCCGAGCCGCCTCCCTCGCCGCATTGAGTGCGGCCATGGCGGCCTCGGTGCCGCCGGCGTCCGGATGCCGGTCACGCGCCAGGCGCTTATAGGCGGCCTCAACCTCCGCCAGCCCGGACCGATCGTCGAGGCCCAGCACCCGCCGCCAATCATCCGGCGGTGGTAGCGCGGCGAAGCCCCGGAAGGCGGCGCGCACGATGTGCAGGCCGCCATAGCGCATCTCCTGCCGGCGACCCTCGAGGATCTGGTAGATGGCGCGGACGTTCGCCTCGACGGCCGGGAAGCGGTCGACCGCGATGCACCGCTGCGCGCCGTCCCAATCGAAATAGACGGCCACACCCGGATCCGAAGGCCGGGGCTCCCCCAGCGTCACGTTGGACGAAATCACCACGTTCTTGACCGGCAGGCCGGTGTCCGACCCGAACAGCCGGAGCGAGTCCTGCAGGTCCGCCACCGCTCGGGTAAGCGACACCCGGAAAGGGGAGCTGCCACGCTTGGATGCGCGGGGCAGCTCGAGGGGCCAGGCAAGGGGATAGGCAATGGGAGCGCTCACGGAAAAACCGCCTTGATTGCGTGAAAGAACCAGGACGCGAGCACCACGGTCCCCACCGCGCTCGCGAACAACACGTAGATGCCGAGTAGCGCGACCCGCCGCTCTCGGCGCGCCGCGACCCGAAGTGACGGTGCATGAGCCCGCTCGAAGCCCGCGACGATCCCCGCCTTCTGCAGCGCCAGCACGTCCCGCGCGTCATCGGCGGTCCCATGCTCGAACAGCAGCTTGCATGCGGTGACGATCTCCCGGCCGCTATAGAGCTCGGAGACGGCCACGATCTCGCGGGCGCGTTCGATGGTCATGCCGGGGAAGCCAACCACCTTCGCGCTCACGACCGGCCTCCGGGGCGGCGCAAGACGCGCTCCTCCTGCGAGCGGAGCCATTCCTGCACCGCACCACGGCGATACAGAACCCGGCGGCCGACTCGGACGCATGGCGGCCCGATGCGGCGCGTTTCCCAGCGGGACAGGGTGTCCTCGGACAAGCCCAGTTCACCCGCCAGATCAGCGCGGCTCATCCAGTCGTCGAGCAGCCCACCGCCATCATTGTCGCTGGGCGGTGGTGCATTTGTTTCGCTCATTCCATCCTCCGACAGACGGCCCGGGAACAGGGCCGCGATTACTGGTCGGAGAGTGCTGGACAGGGCCGGATGGCGCGAAGGCGGGAGGTGGCGAGGGTGGTCGCGGCAGCGTGCCACCCCTGTGGATAAGTCAACTCCGAAATCAAGGCTTGCTGCCGATTCTTAACGGCTTGCGCGGTGGACTAGCAGGCTTCAAACCGCGTTAATCCGCATACAACCGCAGGTTGATGGCGAGGCAGCATAGGCTCGATCGCAGGCAACCTGCCCGAACCCAGGGGGAGAACCTGCATGGCACTGCCGCCACGATACGCTTACCCGCTTCTCGAACTCGCCGGCCGATGGCGATGCACACTCACGGACCTGGCCGAATGGGCGGCCATGGGGCATTTCGATTTCGTCACCAGCGTGCCGCGCGCCTTTTGCGACAACAAGCCCATCGCTGGCTTGGTGACCATCAAAGCCGTCGATCTGGGGCCGATGTTCCGCCGCGATTGGACCGGACCGAAGGAAGTGCGCGTTTTCCGCGTGAAACCTCCCGACGATCCCGAGGCCGAATTCCAGTTCATCACCACGCCCGAGCGGGGCATCAAGGTTGCCCGAGCCGACCTCCACGTCACCGCCGCCGATGTGGCGAAATTCGAGGAAGAACACGAGCTGGTGCAGAAGCCCTCGGTCAAGCCGAGCAGCTCGCGCTACGATTGGGACGCGATGTACGTCCATGTAGTGAAGCGCCTTCACGAGCACGGCATCCCCGAGACGCAAGCCGAATTTGTCGGCGAGATTCAGGAATGGTTCGCCAGGCGCGATGAGCGCGGCGAAGCGCCAGATGAGCGCACCATCCGCCGGAGGCTCAATCCTATATGGCGAGCGCTCCGCGAGGTCGTCTAAGCGTCCTCGCCGACCACGCGTAAGCGTGGTTTGACCAAATCAGCAACGGTGTTCACCCCAGCGCGTAGCGGCGCATCGAGAAGGTGCGCGTAGCGCTGGGTTGTCTTGTGCTGGGTATGGCCCAGCAACTTGCCGATCATTTCGAGTGAAGCGCCACCGCTGACCAGCAGCGAGGCGAAGGTGTGCCGCAGATCATGGACGCGCACGCCCGGCAATTCCGCCGCCGTCTGGATGTTCGCCCAGAAGCGCCGCAGATCCTGCACCGGCTGGTTCTTGTCCTCGGCATCGCCGGGGAACAGCCATGCGCAGTCCGAATCCACCGCGCCGCGCCGCTGACGAATGATCGCCGCCACATCTTCGGAGATGGGCAGGCGATGGATTTTCCGCTGCTTGGTGGTGGCGGCGGGCTTGGACCAGACCAACAGATCGAGATTGAACTGGTCGAAGCGCGCGCACCGGACCTCGCCGAGGCGAGCGCCGGTGAGAAGGCAAAGGCGGATGATGGTCGCGCCACGCTGATCCTCGGCGGCCGCCAGCGCCGCGGCGAGCCGTCCGATCTCGGCGACGGTGAGGAACCGCTCCCGCTCGTTTTCGAGCCGCTTGCGGAACCCGGCCGCCGGGTTGTCGTCGCGCATCTTCCATTTGACCGCGAGCGTGAACATCTTCCGCAGCATCTCGCCGCAGCGGTTGGCGCGGATCGGCGTGGGCTTGGGCGGCGCGAGCGGCTTGGCTCGCTTGCCCTTCGGCTTCGCCTTGTGCGGCCGCGCCCGCCCTTCGGCGATCTTGGAGAGCAGTTTCTCGACGTCCGCCGGCGTAATATCCCGCACGAGGCGGTTCTTCCATTCCGGCTCTACCAGTTTGCGGAGCATGGACGTCTGGTCCGACGCATTGCGCGGCGCGAGACGGGGGAGGTGCTCCTTGATGAAGCGATCGATCAGGTCGGACACGCGCGGTGCCTCGCGGGATTCCTGCCGCTCGGCCACCGGGTCGATCCCGGCGTCGATATCCCGGCGCAGCACCTTGGCGCGCTCGCGCGCCGCGACGACAGACCAGTCCGGCCACCGCCCGAGCACAAGGCGGCGCTGCTGGCCATGGAAGCGGTAGGAAAGCGCGAAGGCCCGGGAGCCGGACGGATAGACCACCGCCGCGAACCCCCGGACCTCCTCGTCGAACACCTGGTAATCCTTGGCGCGCGGATCGAGGCCCCGCACCATCTTCTCGGTCAGCTTCACGCGCACCGGCATCAACAATCCTCCCTTGGCAAGAACGCAGTCGTGCAGTGTCCATGGCCGAACCACTTAAGCAAGTCCGGCCTTGGTTAAGTCATTGGCGGGGTTGGACCTTCATAGCCGGAACACCAGCCATCCGCAGAACAGCCCGACATAGAACCAGAGGATGGGCACCCGGTTCATCACGCCCATGACGCGCTCGAACAGCGACTTTTTCGCTGCCGGCGCGGCCGCCACCGCCTCTTTGGGCTTTTCCGGCTCCAGAAGCTCGAGCGGCACCACATTGGCACCGGCGCAGACATCCGCCAGGCGATAGGCCACGCGGGCGGCGTCCACCGGGCCCGAGACGCGCACCAGGCGGCGCGTGGTCGCCTCCATCAGCAATTCGCAGGACAGCCGGTCGGCATCGGCGATCTGCTGATCGTAGTGGTTGCGGCCAGAAAACAGGCTATCCCGCATTGCTTGCCGCCTCCGCGACATCTGCGTTGCTGGCGACAAAAACCTCGCGGCCACCGCACATAGGGCAGGTTGCGCGCAGCATCGCCTCGGCCGCCTTGGTCGCGTCCATGGGAAGATAGACCACCGCCCAGACGTACTTACACTCGCCACACTGGCCGTGGAGGGGGCGCCGGTCAGACATGGTCGATGTTCTCCCGCTGCGCGTCGCGATGCCGCTGATACAGCGCCATCGCCGCGTTGAGCCCCGCCGTCGCTTCCTCCCAGCTCACGCGGGCGGCCTCCACCGCCTCCATTAAATGGGCAGCGGCTTGCAGAATTTCGGCCCGCACAAGCAATCGGTTCAAATCTGATTGGGTGAGGCCGGCATGATTGATTGCAGCGCCCAGCGCCTGCCGATGGCGCGCGAAACGTTCATCGAGATCAGCCATGGTGCGCCTCCAACCCGACAAGCCGTACCGCCGGCCGATCATCGGGCCGGAACACGTCGAGCGAGACGAACACCCGCCGCTGGCGTTTCCGCCACCACCGCAGGAGCCAGATCATCGCCCAGCCCTCCGGATCAGGATGCGCTCGAGCGCGCGGTATTGCTCGGCCAGGGCATCATCCATGGCGATCAGATCCTCGCGCTCCACGCCGCAGGCCGCGATGGCGGCGTCACATTCGACGATCTCACGCTGGAGCGCCGCGATGGCGTCCAGCTTCGCCTTCCGCAGATCAGCGAGCGCCATTGCCCGCGCATTGACCGCCTCAAGGTTCCGCTGGATGAGCTCCCGATCCTCAAGCGCCTGCTGCCCGAGCGCGCCAGGCAGGACGCGCGGCGCGTTGGCGGTGTTGGTCTCGTTCATGGGGTTCCTCCGCGCAGCGAGACGATATTGCCGCCGGCGACCGTCGCGGCCGGCGTTGGTTTTTCGTCGATGATTTCGGAAGCTTTCGGCAGCGGCCACGGCATGCCGTCGATGGCGCGATCCCGGCCGTGGTCAGCTTTGGCCGTGCTCCACATGGGCGGTTTGCCGAGATCGGGGTGCGGGCCGACGCTGGCGACCACGCGCTCCACCACTGCCCGCTTGTCCATGTCGTGGCCCAGCTTCGGGCCGATGATGATCTGGCGTTTCAGCTGCTCGCAGAACTGTCGCATCAGCGCCGGCGAGGCGCTGGCCATGCCTTCCGCCAGAAGCGACAGTGCCGCTCGCGGCAGACCGAACGGCTCGAGGTAGCGGGCCAGGATGCGCTCGCGCTCGAATTGCCCGGGGAGCTCGAGCGTGATGTGTAGATCGAAGCGCCGCCAGATGGCCGGATCGACGTGCTTGCCGAAATTGGTAGCCGCGATGATGAAGCCATCATGCTGCTCGATGCGCTGCAGGAGGGTGTTGACGAATGCGTTCCGCTCCTGCTCGGCCCCGGAATCCGCCCGCGACCGTGCTGCGCCAATGGCGTCGAACTCATCGAGGAACAACACCACCGGCACGCCATCCTCGCCCGACCCATCCATCGAGAACCGCTCGGCGGCCGCGTCGAACAGCCCACCGATGTTCTGAGCTGTCGACCCTAGCCACCTGTCGATCAGCCGCTCGGGGCGCACCGCCAGCATGGGGAGCCCGAGCCGGGCGGCCAGATGATGCGCCAGGGTGGTCTTTCCAACACCGGGCGGACCATCGAATATGGCGCGGCGGCGCGGACCGATGCCCACCGCCGCCAGCTCCGCCTCCGCGAATATCTCGGTCAGCCAGTTGAGCAGCGCACCGCGCACCGATTTGCCCAGGATCGGTTCGGCGGCCTCCTTGGGAAGGAACAGGTCGCCGAACTCGGTGAGGCCCTGCTCGCGGCGGGAACGACGCATCAGTCGTCACCCTCCGGCCCCATGCCGTCACCGCCATTCTCGCGGCGCCAGCCTTCGTCGAACTTGGCGCGGCGCGGGTCGCCGAAGGGGAAGGGATTGTCGATCACCGCCCGGTTGTCGCGAGCATACTCGCGCCCGAGCTCGAACGCGCCGGCGTCGTCGACGTCCGGCACCGGCTCGCGCTGCACGCTGGGAGCCATCGTCGGCGCCGCGCTGGGTTGCACCGGCCTCGCCACCACCTCGGTCGCGGTGACCGAGTCGTCCTTCTGCCGTTCCAGGCGGATCGTCCCGGCGCCGAACTTGACGTCGATGTGTCCCTCGCCATGCGGCGGCACGAACGCCTTCATGCCATCGATCACCTGATCGCGGGCGGTATTGTCGACGGCCGCGAGGCCGGCGAAGCGGAAAAGGGGAGGCTCGGAGGCCATGCCCATGGCGTGCAGGTAGAGATCCTGCATGGCCTCGCGCTCCTGCCGATCGTGCGGCTTCTCGGCGCGAACCTTGAGGACGTAGCGGATGGCGGCAGGCACGAAGCCCTCGGCCTTGGATTCCGCCATGACGAGTTTCTCGTCCTCGCCCAGCTGCTTTTTCTGTTCCCGGATGCGCTCGACCCGCTCCACGAAGTTGCGGATGCGCTCCGCGCTGTTCTGCCCGACCGACATGGACATGCCCTTTCCCTTTCGCTGGAAATTTCCCAGGGCAGAGACTGGCATCCGAGCGGATTGGCGGGATGGCGTCCGGTGGCAGCGCCGCGGCCGCCACCGCGCCGGAAAGGAATCGCCTGAGCAAGAAGGGGAAGATTTCGACGCGATCTTATGTATGCTGGCCGCGGGCAAACTATTTGGGGGGACAAGTAAAATGACTTGGGACACAGGACTCGATCAAAGCAGTGTCGCTTATGGCATCGCGGCGGCGCCGGAACCTCGAGTGCGAGTGATCGCTGGCCCCGGGACGGGGAAGTCGTTCGCGATGAAGCGGCGCGTTGCGCGACTGCTCGAGTCCGGGGTTGCTCCCAACGAGATATTGGCGGTTACCTTCACGCGCGTGGCCGCCGAGGATTTGCATCGAGAGCTGCAGAAACTAGACACGCCGGGATGCGAGGAACTTCAGGGGCAGACGCTGCATAGCCTCGCGATGCGCATCCTCGCCCGGAAGCACGTGCTCGAGGCGGTTGGCCGCGCTCCGCGCCCGCTGAATACCTTCGAGACGAAGGCGATGATCTGCGACCTGGGCGGCGACAACGGCGGGAAGCGTGCGGTCAAGAAGATGATCCAAGGCTACACGGCCGCGTGGGCACAGAGCCAGGGAGATGAGCCGGGGTTCGCCAAAACCGACGAAGAAAAGCAATTTCAGGCCCACCTGCTGGACTGGCTCGACTTCCACCAAGGCATGCTAATCGGCGAGCTCATCCCGTATCTGGTCCGGTACTTGAAGGACAACCCGGCCGCCGCCGAACGAAAGGAATTCAGGCACCTGTTGATCGATGAGTTCCAGGACCTCAACAAAGCCGAGCAGACAGCTCTCGCCTACCTTGGCGAGGCAGCGGAGATCTGCATCGTCGGCGACGACGACCAGTCGATCTATAGCTTCAAGAACGCGCACCCCGATGGAATCCGGGAGTGGAAGGATCTTCACCCCGAGTGTGCCGACCTCGAGATGGCCGACTGCCACCGATGCCCGACAACGGTCGTCGACATGGCGAACGCGCTCATTGCCGTAAACAAGAACCGCCATCCACGTGCCCTGAACCCGCTGCAGGACAAGGGGCCGGGCGAAGTCGCCATCGTCCAGGTGCCCTATCTTTCCAGCGAGGCGAAGTGGATCACGAAGAAGGTGGCGGAGCTACTCGCGAATGACGTCCACCCAAGCGAGATCATCATTCTCGTCCAGCGCGCCGTTGCTGGCCGCCCCATTCTGGAGGCGCTGAAACAGGCGGGTGTCCCCGCCAAATCTTACTACGAGGAAAGCCAGCTCGACTCCGAGGCGGCACAAGAGCGGTTCGCGACCTTTAAGCTCCTGCTCAACAACGAGGACCGGGTGGCGCTCCGATATCTGCTGGGCGCAGGCGATGACGACTTCCGCCGCAAAGCCTACGCGCGAGTGCGGGCGCATTGCGAGGCGAGCGGCGATAGCCCATGGACCGCGATGCAGAAACTCGCCGATGAGGTGCTGACGCTGCCCTACACGAAACCGCTCGTCGAGCGCTTCAAGGCGATCAGGGCCGAACTGGATGCGCTGCACGGACTGGAGGCGGACCTGGCCGGCTTCGTCGATGCGCTCTTCCCAGCCGGTGATGAGAGCCTGTCGGAATTGCGGGATTTGGCCGTGGCACAACTGGAGACGGCCGGCACGCCGGAGGAACTGCTCGGTGGCATGATGGAGGAAATCACGCAGCCTGATATTCCTCCCACGGTCGAGGAAGTGCGGCTGATGAGCCTCCACAAGAGCAAGGGCTTAAGCTCGCCGTTCGTTTTCATCGCGGGCTGCGTCGAAGGCATTCTGCCAGCGGCGCCCGATCCGGACTGGCCGAAGGAAGTGAAGGACGCGGCTCTCGAGGAAGCGCGACGGCTTTTCTATGTGGGGATCACGCGCGTGAAATCGGATTTGGCAAACGGTCGGCCAGGTAGTCTCTTCATCAGCTACCCGCAGCAGATGACGATCAAGGATGCCTACGGCGCCAACGTGGCTTTTAAGACGAAGTACGGCCCTATGGCGAACCTCCTGCCGAGCCGGTTCTTAGGAGAATTGGGCCCGGCCGCGCCCAATCCCACTGCGGGTGGTGCCTGACGGCGGATGGCGACACGGGAGGAACTGTACGCCAAGTTCGGGATCACGGCCGAAGCCGGGCAGCTATTCGAGACCGATCTCGGGACGTTGCTGCTGTGCTTGCAGGGGCTGGAGCATGGATGGCACGTCACGCCGGACGGCGAAAAAGCGCGTGCCGCGCTGGACGAGATCGACGGAAGCACGCTCGGTCGCCTCTTGAATAACCTCACGCGCCGCGTCCGATTCGACGGCAATCTGGAGCAAAAGTTCGCGTCCGCTCTTAGGGCGCGAAACCGTCTGAACCATGGTTTTTACGAGCGGCACAACTTCAAGATCCAGACTGATGAAGGGCGGGACGCGATGGTCGCCGATCTGGAAGCCATCCACGAGGAACTGTTTCAGGCTTGGCAGATCGCCAGCGCAATGACGTCGCTCGTGTCGGATCACATACTCCGAGATCGTTGAGGCGAGCGCCACCTCAACGCCACCTCAACCAGCGGCCACGGTTTTGCCCTCGCTTTGTTCCGCTCTATGCGGTCGGGTGCGGACGAATGAAGAAGATGAGCGCGAACGATATCAGGTGCTTATGGCGCAAGCGCCCGGAAACGCGGGATTTTCACGGATGGCCGGATTCAGGCTCATAACCTGAAGGTCACAGGTTCAAATCCTGTCCCCGCAACCAAAACCCCCGTTGACCTACAACGGGATACGGCAAGGCCCCGGATCATCGTCCGGGGCCTTCGTTTTTCGTGTCGCCGT